AAATTGGAACAGGAAGCTGTAAATAGACTAAAAAAATTACAGAGTGGAGAAAATAACTAAAAATGAGAGGTCTAAAAATGTCAAAAAAATACGATTTTGAAACATTGATAAGCAGAAAAAACCAAGGCTCGTACAAATGGGATCAGATGTATAAGGAATATCCTGATCTGCCTGATGATATAGTGCCATTTTCTGTAGCTGATATGGAACTGCAGATTGCACCTGAAATAAAGGAAGGTCTGAAAAAGTATATAGATGAAGCAATACTCGGATATACTGGAACTTATGAGGAATACTTTGAAGCTGTCATAAGCTGGATGAAGAGAAGGCATGATTTTGATATCCAGAAAGAGTGGATTGTAACTTCTTCAGGAGTCGTTTCTGCATTGTTTGATTCTGTAAAGGCATTTACTGAAAAAGAGGATGGAGTAATAGTGTTTACACCTGTGTATTATCCTTTTTACAGCGCAATAAAATTAAATGGGAGAAAAATTATAGAATGTCCACTCATAGAAAATGAAGGAAAATATACAATAGATTTTGAAAGTTTTGAAAAACTTGCAAAGGAAGAAAAAAATAAACTCCTTATATTTCTCAATATCATTTTTTATTTTTTGAGCCTCTATTGTTAAACTTTGTATTAAATCAACCTGTAAGCTATTTCTTGCAACTTTGGAGATTATTTTTATTTTACTGTTCATTGATAACAACCCCAGTCACTATTAATACTTCATTACTATCTACAGTTATGTTTCTGCTGTCATTGTTTATCAGGACTTTGCAGTCTTCAACTCCATTAATAGATAAAACTATTTTTTCAATTCTGTTAATTGATAAAATTTCCTTACTATTTAAAGTGTATAGCGCCGAATTATCTTTTATCATCTGCTTTATTTTTGAACTAATTAGATCCGATACGGTATTTAACTTTATTCCTGGACTTAAAATAACGCTTACAGATATAGCAATATTCTTACCGTCGAAACTTGTTACTGTAACATTGGCTCCGATTGGTCTACCGTCAATCTGCTCTATCCTTCTTTTTACCTTCTGTATCAGCTCATTATCAGCTAATGCATTATTGTAATTCGAGATTCTGACTCTTACTGTTCCGTTTCCGTTCCATAGTGGTTCAACTAACACTTTACCGACTCCGTCTATTTCTTTTGCCCATTTTTCATAATCATATATATTACCACTATGTGCTGGTTTTAATATTCTTTCCTTCGCTCTAGATATTAAACTGTCATTAGGTTCCTTTTCATAACCGTTTGTAAAAGCTTTTTCATTAGTCACTGTAAAGATGTCGGCGTTAGCTATTTCAAAATTTACTATCTCACCTATAGCACAGTTCCCAACCTCTCCTGTTTGTAAGCACTCCACTTCCGCAACTGCTTTTCCGTTAAAAGCTATAGTCGTATCATAAAGCAACTTGTATTTTGTACTGTCCGTTTTCAATACTATTGATCCTGCAGATATTGTAGTATCAGCTTTCCCGGTTATTAATATTTCTCCTCTTGCCTTTGTTCCCTGCTTTCTCGTCACTCCGAAAAGCATCGCATGATAATCTATAAATTCATCTTCTGTTGCGGTATCAATAAAAGTTTGCTTAACCCAAAATTCTAGCAATTTATATATTGCTTCAGCTTCTATTCCGTAAGCACTTGCAATGTCAAAATTAAATGTTCCTTCTATTTTAGAAAAATTATTTTCCAAATTAGATAAAAACTTATTCCTTGCTTCTATTTTATTCACTGTATAACACCTCACTTTCTCCATAGACGGTAGAAACATTAAAAGAGACTTTTAAATTATTATCATCGTTGTTGTAGTTTAATTCAAAATTATAGCAGTCCAAAATATATGGATTAACTAATAAGCAATCTTTAATTTCCGAAATAATTAAAGCATTTTTTATACTTTCCTGATAAACCGTACCAATATGTACATCTAAATCATTTCCATAACTGTCCGAATGTATTTTGTAAAAATTTCTTTTAGTTTTAAGTGCCTTAAATATCCATACCTTGAGTGCTTCATTTCCACTTAATTCAACAAGGTTATTTCCATTTCTCAAAGGTTCCAGCGTATCAAAATTAATTGCATATTCTTTAAACAGAGGTAATTCCTTTTTTTCTTTTTTTTCGTTCTGTTTCAAGAACAATTCTTCAAAATCCATATTTACACTCCTTCTATTGCACCACTTGGCATTTTCACTATTTTACTAACTACCACATAATTTATCCCAAGCACTAAAACTAGCACTTCATCTCCAACTTTTAAAGTGTTCTCAAACCATATATCCTTACTACTTTTATAAGTTCCAGAACCTTTAATTGTCGAATGGTCATGGGTGTGTGAAGCAGGTCCATTTCCTATCGCTGTTTGAGTTGTAGCATTAATAGTTATTTCATCAATAACACCGTCTATTTTATAAGTTCTATGATAGTGCGGTAATAAGAAATTAGAGCAGTAAATCTGCTCTGAAGGTATTTCCACATTATCAAATTTTATTTTTAATTCAGGCGGTGGACTAGTTACACTAGCTCTTATAAAATTGTTTGATTGCTGTTGCATTCCGCTATCAATCATATCGTTTAGTATTTCAAACATACTCATTATTTAGCACCTGCCTTTTTCTTACTTTTCTCACTCTTCTTATTTTTCTTACTCTTTTTACTTTTTGATTTTTTCGATTTTGGTTTTTCTTCAAATTCGGATTTATCCATCACATTTTCAAAAGTTAATTCTATATCACAATAATACATATCATTTTCCCAAGTATGCGTATCATTTTTAACTAAAAAACTACCAACAAGGTTCGTGTGTGGCTCGTGTATTCCTATTGAATAACCACTTTGTATCAAAACATTACCAAGACAAGTGATATTTCCTGTTTTTTCAACACTTTTCAACATCTCTTTAGCATTACTGATATTATCCCTATCTTTGTCATACTGCATTACTTTTTGAAATAATCCGTATTTTTCCTTGTCTTCTTTATTTTCTACTTTATCTACTATTTGTTGTTTTTCTTTTTCAGTTTTATAGATAACAATTTGATTCACCATTTGTTCAATATCTTCACCATATTTAGAACTTTTTATATCTTGCTCAGAATTTAGCATAACATCTGCTAAACTTCCTTGTTCCACAACTTCTATTTTTCCATCATTACTAACAATAGAATATATTTTTTTATCTTTTCTATGCTGAATCGTATAAGCGTTCAAAATTATTTGATATCCACTCTTATTAACTGCTGGATAAGTGCAATCCACTTTGTCTTCAGGTATATTTCCAACTTCCAATTTTAACTCTCCACAAATTTCTTTTAATATTTGTGACGGCTTTTTCTTATTAAAGTTTTTCACAAAATAATTTTTATTAAGATATATGGAGTTATCAAAACAATTAAAAGTCCTAATTTTACTATCTCCAACAACTTCAACAGAAAAAACTTTACCAATAAATAATTTATCATCATCAACATAGAATTCCACTTTATCTCCTAAATTAGCAATTTGATTATCATCTAAATATTTTACTTCTAGTGTTCGTGATGTTCCATTTATCCCGCCTTTCCAAATAATTCGCTCAAATTTTTTCACATGTTCTTTATTATTAACAACAATCTTTAACATTTCCAAACTTCCTTTTTAAACTTTAATCAAGCTATCAATTTTTTCTTTTATTTTATTTTTTAATCCGCTCTTTAAATTTTCAAATCTCTCTTCCAGTTGATACTCTTTAATTGGCGAAGTCTTCCCAGTATATCGCTCATAAAGTTCATTAACATCATCAATCAATCTTGTCTGTTTCCGAGCTTCTATCAAATCAATTGTAATATCAATATCTCCTGTTCTCTCTATTATTTCATATTCCAACTGTTCAATATAACATTTAAAATAAATACTATAATTAGCACTTACCAAAGTTAAAACTTCTTTATCATCTTTATATTTATCCAATTTTTTTATACCGCTCATCGGCGAGTGTGGA